CATCAATACAAAAGCAAAGACAAGAGCAACAGCATCATTGAGGGATAGAATTTCTAAGAATGAGGAGAGAGTTAAAAGTGCCCGTAAAGCATCAAGACGACCTTCACGAGAAGTAGACTTAGATAGCCTAGATCTTGATATATGATAAATGGCAATTTTAAAATGCACTAACTTTAAATAATTAGATAAAAAATGGCAATTAACGGAACAAACATTTCTGTGCAAAAGACGTTCTACAACGACGCACAGATGACTGACATGAACAGTCTTGCAAATGCTTTGCTTTCTAAGCCGACTGAGTTATCTCCAATCATCACTCACCTTGCAGGTAAGGATGACAAGCGTTTCCCTCTATCTTTCTTGACTGAAGGTGTGGGTAACGTAAAGTCTATCGACCGTCTTGAGTATGAGTACCGTGTGGCAACACACCGTTTGAGAACTCGTCCGGTTTCTAAAGCTCCAAGCGTAACTACTAACGTAGGTCTTGCAGGCGCTAACTTTGAACTTGAATTCCCAGACAAGCACTTCGTATTCCCTTACGTACTTGTATCTCAATCAGGTGCACAAGCTCGTATTATGAAGGAGCCAGAATTGGCTGCTGGTGGATCAGGTTGGAAATATACTCTACAAGTAGTAAATCCATCTACTACTGCTACAGTACCTGCAGCTGATGTTGCAGTAGGTGCATTGTGGGCTCAAATGTTCGCACCTGTAGGTGTTGATTTCTCTCGTGGAAATGCATCTAACTGGGAAACTCCAGGTTTGGTAAGAAACAAATTGACTACAGTTCGTAAGTCTTACCACATGTCTGGTAATGCTAAAGAATTTGTAGCTGAGTTCTCTCTACCTACAAAAGGTGGTTCTACAACTAAGTTGTGGATGGATTACGAAGAGTACTTGCACATGCTTGACTTCAAAGAAGAGTGTGAAATGTACTACTGGTATGGTGAGAAAACTTACGATGCTAACGGTCAGACTTTCATGAAAGATGAAAACGGTCAGCCTGTTATCGTAGGTCCTGGTTTGTTCCAGCAGATCATCAATAAAGATACTTACTCTACTATGACAGAGTCTAAGCTTAAAAACATCATCGGTGACTTGTTCTACGGAATGACTGATGCTGCTCAAAAGCAAATTACTTTGTACACTGGTACGGGTGGTGCAAGAGAGTTTGATGAAGCTCTTAAATCTCACTTTGCAAGTAACACTTGGAAAGTAGGCGGTGAAAACCGATTCATCACAGGTTCTGGACGTAGCTTGGGTATGTCTGGATACTTTACTTCGTACGAGCATATCGACGGACACTCTGTAAACGTGGTAAAACTACCATTGTTTGATCACGGTGCTGTTGCTCAAGCTCGTGCTAAGCACCCTGTTACAGGTTACTCACTTGAGTCTTACCGTATGGTGTTTGTTGACCAGTCTAACTACGATGGTCAGAACAACCTACAAATGATCTCTAAGAAAGGTCGTGAGATGATGAGATGGTGTGTGGCCGGTTCAGTTGTTCCAAAAGGATTCGAATCGACTTCTGCAAGAGCATCTGATGTAGACGGGGCAAGCGTACACATGTTGAAGACGGCTGGTCTAGCGCTTAAGCGTTTTGACACGTCATTAGACATTCAGTGTGTCGCTTCCTAATAAAGGCGTGTAACGCGGTCTATATATTGGTTTGGTTAAGGTTGTGGGGAGTTCGCTCCTCACACCTTTACTTTTAAAATATAGGAGAGTTATTCTTTCCACCCTATAATAATTAAAACTTAAAAGAACTGAATTTATGAGCAAGAAAGTATTTATTAGGAGAAAGGACATGGATGGTCACTTACCTAAGGCAGTACGAGCTGAGGCAACAACAAAACTCAGCAGTGTCTATGTAAATAGACAACCTTTGCACGGTTTTAGTGCAGAGGACAACAAGAAATATCTAAATGGGATTCTTGACGTCGCTCCCGATCACCCAGATTGGCCACGTTATGTAAAACAATTCTACGCAGATTTAACTATTCCTGTAGGATTTACAGGAGTTGAATTAGAAGTAGGTTTAGATGGAAGCGATTACCCACTAAACATTATGGATTTTATTAAGTACAATTTTGCACTTAAACATCCACATGTAGCACTGACCAAAGAGGAAATGGATAGTAATTTTAATAAGTGATTCTATATCCAAGATCTTATAAGAGAAGATAAGGTTAAGAATAACGAAATCAAACTTAAGAAAGACGCGGACAAAGAGTTCATTAAACTTTCTTCTAGTTTAC